AAGCTGGTGGGTCTACGAGACGGTATTTCAAAAAGACTCAATCGTTCTCCTTGGATCCAAGCTCATATTGGCCGATTGGTTCAAATGTGACGACACAGATAAACAACATAATTTCCTCACACACATTTATCATACCGGCTACGGGTCTTGACTCGTATATCGTAACAGCGGATTCTGCATAATATGGCAACCAAAAAAGTTATAGATATGACAGCGAGGGGTTCGTCTGCCCTAGCATTCAATGATTTTGTATACCTAACAAAAGAAGTGCCGCTAACTGACGAGAAGATGCAAGCATCTGTTATGCGGGACTATGTATTGAGTGGAATCAAAACTAGTGCAAATAGTGGTTTAGCTCAAACATCTACGGCTTACGCTTTTGCTAATCCAGATTATGAACTTAGTTTAGACGTAACTAATTTAACAGCCTCTGGTGGTACAGCTAGTGTAACTGATTATATTGCTATAGATCAAGGCGCTGGTATCAAAAAGCTATTGGTTGGTGACCTACCATTTGCTAGCTCTGCGACTTCAGTGTCTAGCGTTCTTGGTGGTACTAATGTTAATGTCACTGGGACCGGTAATGTAACCGTCAATGTAGATACTACAATGACTGGTTTAACATCTGTAACCTCTACAGATTTTGTAGGTGATTTAACAGGCGATGTAACAGGTAACGTAACTGGTAACTTAACGGGCAATGTAACGGGTAATGTAACCGGAGACGTAACAGGAGCTTTAACAGGTAATGTAACAGGCGATGTAACAGGCGATGTAACGGGCGATGTCACAGGTGACCTAACAGGCACAGCATCAGTAGCAACAGCTTTAGCTTCTACTTTGGGAGTAGCTGGTGGCGGTACTGGAATGACCAGCATAGCAAAAGGTGGTGTGATAGTTTCCACTGCTGCGGATACATTTGGAGCGTTGTTAGGTGGCGTGGGAGAAGATGGTTATGTATTAACATATAACGAAACTGCTGATACTATAACTTGGGTGAACCATCCTGGGTCCGCAGGTGATGTAGCTGGTCCAGGCGTTGCAGTAGATGACGCAGTAGCAAGATTTAATGGCACCACTGGTAAGTTGATAGCAAGTTCTTCGGCTACACTTACAGATGCAGGCACGTTGACGGCAACGGCTTTAGCTGGACCATTAACAGGTAATGTGACAGGTGACGTAACAGGGAATGTTACTGGTAACGTTACAGGAAACTTGACTGGCAACGTGACGGGAAATGTTACGGGTGATGTAACTGGGGACTTGACCGGTAATGTAACAGGTGACGTGACTGGTGACTTAACAGGTACAGCTTCAATCGCAACAACAGCTACAGTTGCTGACACAACAGATACGACAACGTTTGTAGGTTTATGGGAATCGGCAACGGGTGATTTGGCGCCTAAGACAGACGCTGGTATAACTTATAATGCTTCAACAGGAATGTTAACAGCAACTGGATTTACAGGACCTTTAACTGGCACAGCTTCGTCTGCGACGGCGTTGACAGGCACATTAGCTGTTGGCGGTGGCGGTACTGGATTGACAGCTATAGCAGAAGATTCAGTTCTTGTTACTGATACTGCTAATACGTTATCTGCTGAAACAGCCACGGTTAGTGGTCATGTTTTGACATACAATGGCACCAATATCGCGTGGGCTGCACCTGCAGCATCTGGCGATCCAGCAGGAACGGCCGTAGCCATGGCCATAGCTCTAGGAGGGTAATATGGCAACAAACAAATTTACATTTGGTGGGTTTGCTTTAGCGAATAACGTTAGGCAGTTGGTTTACACCTGCCCTAGTGGCACGGGAGACACAGCTATTATACACTCTTGTACTGTTGCTAATACTCACGCTACGGACACTGCAAATATAACATTAGAAGTTTACGATAATACAGCTGCGGTTTATTTTGATGTTGCAAAAAACGTTCCAGTACCAGCTGGTTCTACCTTGGTTCTAGATGGTGTAAAGGTCAATCTTTTAGAAGATGATAGATTTCACGCAACATCTTCTGATGCTGCTGGTAAATTAACTGTATTAGCTTCTGTGCTGGAGATCATAGCGTAATGTCATACATTGGTAAAGTAGAACTAAAAGCTAGTGATATTAGAACATCTGGTGTTATAACTATTAGCGGCGGTGCTACAAACACGGTAGCGTTGGGTGGTACTGCGCCAAGTGTGCAGACGGTTGTTTTGACTGTTAATGGTGTAACACAAGCTACTAATACGTATACAATATCAGGTTCTACACTTACCCTAGCATCTGGGAATTTTGCTGATGGTGATACTGTAGAAGCTATAACCATCAATGACATCGGTACAACGATTGTACCAGCTGATGGGACAGTAACATCTGATAAGTTAGATAGTGCTATCAATACTACTATTGATGCCAATACAGCTAAGGTAACAAACGCTACACATACTGGTGATGTAACAGGTGCAACTGCTCTTACTATCGCAGATAATGCTGTAACCTTAGCTAAGATGGCAGGGCTTGCAAGAGGCAAGATCATTGTTGGTGATTCATCTGGTGATCCATCTGCTTTGACTTTAGGCGCTACTAATAAAGTATTAAAGAGTGATGGCTCTGATGCTGTGTGGGGTGATGACGCTGGCGGTGGAATGGTTCTCGTTGACAGCGGTGAGCTAACTTCTGATGTTACAGAGTGGCAGTCATTAAATACAATGTCCAGCACCTACAGGAATTACTTACTCGTTTACAACTCTATCGCGCCCGATAGTAGTAGCGGCGCTGGCAACCACATTTATATTAGGTTTGGTGACGCTACAATTTCAACAAACAATAATCATCAGTGGGTGTTGACATATATTTTGTCTGACTCGAATGGTGGTGGACAACAAAGCACTGGAGATACAAACGGCATGAAATTAGGTGAGCATGTGCAAAGCGAACCAGATGCTAATATAGGATCGAACGGCATCTCTGGTCAGATATGGATTAACAATCCAGCATCAGCAAGTTACAACACAACATTTACGCACATGTCTCAATGGTTGGGAATGGACGAAGATTTTGGTACTGATTACTCTACGTTCGGTCGTGGAGGCGGACAAGTTTCAAGCAAATCTGCTGATGTCTCATTTGAATTTCATTGCCATACGGGTGGTCTAGAGGGTACTAGCATTACATCATATTACCGCTTATATGGACTAAAGGATTCTTAATATGTATACGATTAATGATGTAGGCACTCACAGACAAGTTAACGGTAAATTGGTTGCGTTAACTGAAGATGAACGAGCCACGCTCCGCGACAAATGGAATGCTCCTGATGAGCGTCCTTATAGCGAAAAGCGCAAAGCAGAATATCCATCAATAGAAGAGTGCGTCCATGCAATTCTTGATGATGGTCTTTCTGCCCTTCAAGAAAAACGGGCAGCAATAAAAGCGAAATATCCAAAGGTGGTATCTTAAATGGCTACAACTAGAGTACAAGTAAGCACACTACCTACTGGCGCAACTGCTAGTACCTTTCTAAGGGGAGATGGTACTTGGGCGGCAGTAGCAAGCGGTCCAACGGACGATTTGTTTACCGAATATGCACAGACTGTATCAAGCGACTATACGATAACAGCAAGCAAAAACGCTCTGACATTAGGAGACATAACAGTGAATAGCGGAATAACAGTAACAGTGCCCTCTGGGGCAAGGTGGTACGTATTATGAGTACTTTAAGCGTAGACAAGATTGAACCTGTAGGTTCAACACTAACTTTAGGTGAGAGTGGGGATACGGTAACGATCCCCGTTGGCGGAGCATTTACAAACAATGGCACTGCTACTGGTTTCGGTTCTGGCAGTACCCACGCTAGTCAGTGGAGATTGACTTCAGACTTCACAGGTTCTGTTGATCCGATCGCTACCAACATTGTAGAGGTTGCCTCTCCATTGGGTTTCGGTGTTCTTGGTTCGTCGATGACGCAAACAAGCGGTATATTTACTTTTCCTGACACTGGTTATTGGTATATAGAATATCATGCCGCGTTTGGCGCTGGCACCAATAGCGCATCTAGAGGTCAAGCATACATGTCCACCACGACTAATAATATTACTTATGCGGCGGCTGCAAGTGGGTATGGAGGAATGTATTACGACGACAGCACCGCAACCTGTTCTTATATTATGGATGTTACAGATGTCACTCAGTGTAAAGTTAAATTTAGCATTGCACAAGCGATCGCAGGCGATACTACAAGAGGTGATACGAATTTTAATGAAACCTTTTTCACCTTCAATAGACTAGCGGATACTTGATATGAAACCACAAAACATCGAAGACGTATTAGTACATTTACATTCTGGTCAATGGTTTGGTTGGAGTGATCCAAAAAATAAGGTTTATGATAATTTAGTTATTCATAGCGCTGATGAGAAACCAACTCAGGAATGGTTAGAGGCAGAACTAAAAAGTCAGCAAGATGCATACGATAACGACTATGCTCGTAAGCGTAAAGCAGAATATCCGACAACGGATGAATTGATTGTTGCTCTTTGGGAGAGTGTTGTAGAAGAGCGCATGGCTGCTGTAACCGCGTTAGAGGCGGTGCGCCAAGATATAAAGGTTGCGCATCCTAAACCATAATGGAGTTTGTTGTTGGGATCGCGCGAATAGCGCATTGGTTTTTCATACCGTTTCTGGTGGTATGGATGACAGTAGCACCGAATGACATGCTGCCTACGTGTCTCTCAGACGCAAAGGCACACATAGCAGAACAATATAGAGGATCGTATTTTGGCACTAACTAAAGTAGGCTTGGATTTAATTGATGCGTCAGGTAAGGGCGATGACAAGTACTTGAAGGGTGATGGCACTTGGGGCACCATTGCTGCTACTGATACTTCAGTAATCGAAGATGATATTGCTCTGCTGGGTTTCAAAGTTGCTGCTAATGGTGCTTTCGGAAAATACAACCTAGTTGACCAGACAGAAGACGCTTTCATGGATGCTACTGGTATCGATGCTTCAGAGTCTACCAATGACACTCGCAATGCAGCAAATTACTATTCTGGTGCCACCACCCCAACAGGTGGGACAATAACCTCTTACTCAGATGGTGGGACTGATTATAAAGTACATTCTTTTCTAGCAGATGGGGTATTTACTACTGGCAAAACTGCATCAGTAGATTATCTTGTTGTTGGTGGAGGAGGAGGTAGTGCTGGCGGTTCGGCTGGCGGAGGCGGCGGAGGGGCTGGTGGTTTTAGAACCGATACTGGTTTTAGTATCGCTGCGGCTGCTCATGCTATTACCGTTGGTGATGGTGGCACAGCAGGAACAGGAAGTGATGCGACTGGTAGAGGTGGCGATGGTGAGGATTCAGTATTCAGCACAATAACCTCAACCGGTGGAGGAGGAGGTGCTGGTGGACTAGGTTCTGTCGCTGGTGTAAGGGCTGGTGAAACTGGTGGTTCGGGCGGCGGTGGTCGATATTCTGGGGCTGGTGGTGCTGGTAATACACCATCAACAAGTCCGTCACAGGGTAATAATGGTGGTGGTTCTTCCAGTGCTAGCGATAGGGGCGGCGGCGGAGGCGGGGGAGCCGGAGCAGTCGGTGCAGATGGCACCGCATCAGTAGGTGGAAATGGAGGTATTGGTACAGCGAATTCCCTACGCACTAATGTTGCGGTAACTTACGCTGGTGGAGGTGGTGGCGGAGCGTTAGGCGGCACTCCCTCAACAGGCGGTGCGGGTGGTGGAGGAAATGGCCAAGTTACTGGTGGCTCAACTCAAACTGGTGGCAGTGCAAACACTGGCGGCGGAGCAGGAGCAAACGGATCAAGTGTCGGGGCCGTTGCTGGTGCTGCTGGCGGTTCTGGAATAGTAGTTATTAGATATGTGGATGGTGCTTTCGACGCTGAATTAGATATGACATTGGTTTCTAACGCTACAACAGCAGAAGTAGCACCTACGAAAGGTGACCTTGTGATGACTTACAACACTGTTGGAGGTGGTAGTACCACTGTGGGCACAGATTTAACTGCGGAAGTTAGCGCAGACGATGGTAGTACGTGGACGGATCTGGGACTTGTTGCTGGTGATGTTCAAGGCACAACTGGTAGTCATACCATTATTAGCAAGCACGATGTAACCATAAGTTCCACTATAACAGCTCCTTACAAAATGCGATATAGAATTAAAACATTGAATCAAAGCGCAGCAAAAGAAACAAGAATACAAGCAGTATCTTTAGGATGGAGTTAAAATGGCATATATAGGAAACTCACCATTCGTATCAGGAAACTTTTCAAGCACTACACATAGTGGTACGGGTAGTTCACTAGGTCCTTTTGCTATTGGCCAGTCTCCTGGTACTAAGAATGCTGTACTAGTCTTCATAGACGGGGTAAGACAAGTACCTACGATTTACAGTGTATCTGGTAGTGATGTGACATTCACTGCAGGGAATGCACCACCTCTGGGTACGGATAATGTTCAGATTCTCGTCTCTGGAGAAGAACTAGGTGTTAATGTGCCTGCAGATGATAGTATCGCTGTAGCTGCGTTAGATACTACCTCTGCCGGCATTACGGGCCAATTCTTACAGAAATCAGGGGCATCTACTATCGATTGGGCTAGCGTATCAGCCGGGTCGATTGCGACAGAGGGAGAGTATTTCTATAACTATACAGAGATAACATCAGATACTACATTTAGCATAGCTGCAGATCGGAATGCTTTTCTATGTGGACCAATTACTATTAACGATGGCGGTGGTACAGTCACTATGACGCTTTCTAGCACTACCACACTGACACTTATTTGAGGATAACATTATGGTAGCAAAAATTGTATTAGACGAAATCACTAGTTCTGGATCTGGGATAACTATAGATTCTTCCAAGACATTTACAGTTAATGGTGAGTTACTTACTACTGGTTCTACGAATGTCTTGCACAAAACTGCTGACTACCCAATTGTAACTGGCGATGTTGCTGGTAAATCAGAATTGGTTGTTACAACCACGACAGGAGCACCGCGCAATATAACATTGCCGGGACTAGCTGTTGCAGGTGCGACTACTTGCGTAATAACTATTATGGTTTCGGCTGATGCAACTGGCACTGACAGTCTTAGAGTCCAAGAAGGTACTACAGAGGTTTGGACGGGTTACCAAAAAGGCGATTTCGTTAGACTTTGTATAAGTGACGGGGCATGGACGGTTTTAGACCACAAAGAAACTTATTACTCACGTAGGTATTTAACAGCGGATCAGAGTATTGCGGCTGATGCTACTACAAAACTAACTGGATGGACAGAAGTAACTGAAATTGGCGGAGCTTGGGATAATACAAACAATAAAATTGTAACTCCAGCTGGAATGAATGGATATTGGACGGTCAGTTTTAACCCTGCCGCTCCAGACTCTGCTGCTGATAACGGTCTTTCGCCTAATTTATATCTAGCCGGTGTATCTGTTTCTGTATGGTGTCACGGTCCTGGTTCGATATATGCTGCTAATGCTGGGCAGAATGGCATTACTGGCTGTTATTATGCGTCCGCAACTGAAGCGGTAGAGTTTTACATGTCAAATGTAAGATCAAATTCAGCACACAGCGCTAGAGGCACCGCATTAAATTCAACAAACTTTATTGCTCAATTCAACAGAGTTTACTAATGAAATACGATAAGCCAGATATAGTTGGTGCTGATGACTTTGGGTTTGCGCTAAACCTTATCAATCCAGAAGCTATCATACAGATTATGCAGTATGGTACTTATGGAACATCTAGTCTTAGACTAGTCTGTGAGTGGGATGATGACAAAGGTGTATTTCCCACTGCTGATGAAATGAATGCAGCAGTAGTTGTGGCAAACTGGGATCGTGTTCGTAAAGAGCGAAACGAACTTCTTGCTACTACAGACTTCTACGCCCTGTCTGATGTAACTATGTCAGACGATATGGAAACCTACCGTCAAGCATTGCGTGATGTTCCAGCAAGTGTGGAGAACTCTGAAGACGTAGTATGGCCGGAGAAACCTGTATGAAAGTCTTATTGGGAGCACTTCTATTAGCAGTGTCGTTGTCTGCGCAGGCAGATAAAAAAAACATAGTTCAAGGTGTTGTATCTCTTCAGGTTCTATGCACGCTAGGAGGTCCTGAGGAGTTGATGGCCGAGCTTCTTGAGAGTTATAATGAAAAGCCTGTTCATGCTTTGGATATCAGTACTATCTCAGGATTGAACATACAGATGTACATTACAGAGAATAGAAATAATCCAACGAGTACTGTTTTGTTGCATAATCAGAATGTTAATAAAACTTGTATTTTTTGGTCTGCTCAAGATTATTTGAGAACCTTAGAAGTAGAGAGTTTACCGGCTAAAACACCAATGAGAGAGGAAGATACATGAGACATCTAAAAGACAGCAATATGGGTTATTGGGCACATCTAGGATTTGCATTGAAGTTATCTGCACAATTAGCTGTAATGGCGTTAATAGGTGTTATTCACGCAGTTATGCCGTTTGTATTTCAGAATGCAGTTTCCTCGGGCATAAAAGATATGGACAATAGAATGCAGGAATTGGCCAACTAATGACTGAATACACTGGACCAGAACGACGGGGAAACGGTGGGTGGCACATGTCGAAGAGTCTCAGTGTTTCGCATTTATTGGGTACGCTTGCTATCGCAGTAGGGTTCTTTACTTATGTAACAGGAATAGAGCAAGATACAATTCGTAACCAATTAGAAATAAAGAGTTTGTCTGAACGCATGGATCGTTCAGATGCAAGAAACTCAGAACAATTTGGGGAGATAAAGGATATGTTGAAGTCTTTGAGTGTTAAGATAGATAGTTTGAGTAACCGACGTGGACCATGAACATTACACCGTCAGCAACGGAGAAGATAAACCAAACCTTAGCCGATTCAGAATATTTGAGAATCGAAGTCAGTGGAGGTGGTTGCAGTGGATTTACCGTGGGCTTGTCGAAGACAGATGGAGTAAACGAGAGCGATACTTGGCTAAGCGAGAATGTAGTAATAGACACCACCTCGGAGGGGTATTTATCCGAGGCGACTCTGGATTGGATTAATGATCCTTTCAAATCTACGTTCCATTTTAAAATCCCTAATACCAAATCGTGTGGCTGCGGGGATTCATTTCAATTTGAGGATGCTTAATGGAAACTTTAAAAGAATTTGTAAAAGAAAAACCAATTTACGCATTAATAGCCGCAGTTATCTTAGTATCTGTAGCTTACCAGTTGTTCTTTTAGGATGTACGAGCCTAAAGAAAGCAGCGCTGATAGGGACGGGATCTCTCGGAGCGGGTGCGATTGCATCGATTGCGACCTCGGGGACTGCTCCTGTGTTACTGGCGGGAGCGGCAGGTGCATCTGTGACAAGTGTAGTTGCGGACGTGATGACACCGACGAAAGGAGGCAACATGCCTACAGCAACTAGTTGTGCACCAGATAACTTCTGGACACTTTTAGGTGACCTCGTTAGTATGGGAGGTTGGTTGTTAATATTGGTAGTAATAGTGCCAATGGTGCTCGGTTGGCTATTACCTGGACCCCTTGAGAGGGCTAAGAAAAAGAGACGATAATGAATATAGATGCTAAATTTTTCGGTGCAATAATCTTTGTAGTTGTGCAGACATGTGGTGCAATCTGGTGGGCTTCTGGACTCTCTGCTGAGGTAGAGCGTCTAGCAGGCATCCAGGGACGCGCTATACCGGCTCTAGAAGCAGAAGCCAAGCAATGCGGTATAGAGATACACAATCTCAAGAAACTCACAGGGGATCAAGAGAAGGTGGCAGAATCTGTGAAGAATCTAGATGTGATGCTGTATAGACTGCAGACCATTGAGCAGATGTTAGATAAAATTTTAGCAACAAAGGTAAGGTAGGAGAATATTATGGCTGATTGGAATGTTGTAGATATGATTGCCAACGTACTGGCTGGTGGCAATGTACAAAAAATGAAGAATACCCAGCAAGCATTTGAGCAACAGGGTAGTGGTGTTATACCCGCAGCGCAAGGAGCACAAATGGAGGTACAAACGCCAGGCAAATTAGGTCCAATGGGTGGTCCGATTCAAACGGCTGATACTATCGGTCATGGAGTTCCACGCGCTTCTCTAGGTAGGGGAGAGGATTTTATGCGTTTATTAAAGAGGGGTTTTGGTGGACAAGCACCATCTCTGCCGGAAGCCGGCGCACGTCAGCAACAGTTTGCTGATTTTCCACGACCTGGATATGATCCTACACAAAGAAGGTACTAATGTCTTCACTTACCTTTGAAGATTTTCGAGAAGGTTTAAACCGTAAGAAATCAGAGCAAGTAGCAGATGCCAGGGGCTTTCAAGTCCTAGATAACGGCTATGTTAATTCTGGTTTTGCTGTGGTTAAAAGAGCTGGTATGGAAAATGTACACAGTGCTACTGCATTAGATACTACTTTAAAGGGCTTGTTTATGTTTGACCAGAAGTTGTTAATGGTCACTCATGCTGCGGGATTTGTAGCTCCTCCCACGCTATCTGGATATGGGATAAACCCGCCAATTGCAAATAGCGTTAGTGTATTGATTTGTCCTAATCCTGATAGCGCTGGTGATACAATAGCACGAGCTTGGCAAGTTATATCATTTAATAGAAGGTTGTATGCTGTAATAGAATATGCATCAGGCACTGTTAGGCACTTTTATGATACGCTTGCTCAATATGTAGCAGGAACACCAGATGTTATTACAGATACAAACTGTCCTAATAGTAAGTCAGTAGTAGCAAATGGATCTAAGATATACGCTATAGGAACCAACGCCGTTGGTCAAGCTTATGTGAAGTACTCTGCTACAGAGGATCCTACAGATTGGTCATCGCCATCTGATGCATCGGGCGTCTTAGGATTGCCAGTTGGCTTAGAGTCTCCAGAAGAAGATGAAGTACAAGGTGTTGGTGTTTTTAGGAATAATTTAATTGTCTTTATGACAAACAACATTCAGTTATGGGAGACTGATGAAGATCCAGCTTTAACAAAACTTAACACTGTCATAGAGAACGGATATTCTAATTTTCCAAATACCATTCGTAGCAGTGGAAACGATTTGTTATTTCTTAATAAAAGCGGGGTTTATTCTAGTGGTCAGATGTTATATACAGATGCTATGGAACAGACAGACATAGGTTCTGCTATATATGATTTGGTATTCGAATTAATAAAAACAGAAGCAGCTACATACGAGCCCAAGGCCATTCATTATTCTGGTAATAACCAATGGATTCTATTCATAAAAGATCAATTATTTGTATTAACTACTTCTGCACTCTCTAAACTTAACGCGTGGTGCAGGTGGACAATACCAACTAATTGCATAATGCGTGACATGTGTTCTTTCAGAGAATTTTTGTTTGGTTTGATGGAAACACCAGCAGGCACCTTTGTATATTCGTTTAATCCTGAGAAGTACCAAGATGACTTAAGTCTTGGAGTATCCGATGCTAGCATTCCTTTTCAATTACAAAGCTCGTATAACTCATTAGGCGCTGAAGGTAATTGGAAGAAGATATATGGTATGGATGCTATGTTCACAGGAACGGCAGATATTCAACACCGGTGGGATGCTAGAACACCAACAGAAAAAACTACGGCTATATCGCTTAATGGAGATACGCGCGCTGCACCTATGGTTCCTGTAGAATTAATGACAACAGAGGTTAGTTTTGATATTACACAAAATGCTAACTCTGCATTTACGTTGAACGGGTTAACATATTATTACAACGTTTTAGGAGAATTTTGATGTCAAAATCAAGCATGGTAACCCCAATGCCGCCGGAAACTTTAATGGGTTTTGTTGACCCCAAAGTAGATATTTCCAAAAGCTCGCTAGATATTCCAGTTAAGCCAGTTAATGCAAGAAGTAATTTTGAGAAACGCGTTCTTGGTGGCCGTAGTATGGCGGAAAATTATTTAGGTACTCGCAAAGGTGATATACGCGGACGAGCTGATGCGGTAACCAACCTACAAAAACGTCAACTTCGTGAACAGGCAAGAGATCAAGACAGAGGTTCTAAATTTGCTGCTTCGCGTTCTGGTCAATTTGGTGGACAAGCATATCTTGACCAACTTAAGAAAGATAAACGAGCACAGTCTAGAGCTATGCAGCAGGCTAACTTGTCAGGTTTGGATTATGAAACTGGACAGTTAGGTGCACTTAATCAAGATGCTAACTACTTACGTGGAGCTGCAGAAGCTGGTGATATAACAGGTGGTGCTTTTCCCAGTGTAGGTGGTTATGACTCATCTTTGGGTTCGTTTGCTAGATTGCCTAAAACCAAAAAGAAACCAGAAGTAAAGAAAACGACAAAAAAAGACGATGAGTTTAAACCAGAAGGTGGCACGGGTGGCGATGCAGAACATGGTTCA